TTCGCTCATATGTATATTCTCCTCTCTTTATTTTTACGCAATCTTGATTACATAGTAGGTGTAACGACCAGCAACCTCGATTGCTTCAACTGTTCCCCAGCCAGTAGCGGACTTGTCCAACTTACCATTAGCACCGATGCCAACAGTAGATGCTGCACCAACAGCAGTAGGAACATCAGCGTCAACAAAACCATCCTTGGTTACAGAATAGATGTTTCTGCTGCGAGGAATGTAACCTCTTGCAATAGAACCAGCTTCGTTGATAAACTCATCTAAGTTCTTCTTTCTTTCGTCATACATAACTTCAGGTGTACCGATAACAGCACAGTCTTCCATTTTGTCGCCAGCAGCTGCAAGCACTGCTTTCATAACTTCGCGTTCGCCCTCAATATAACCCTCAAGCTTTACGATAGTTCCGTTCTCAACGGCAATTGCTTTACCGTCTGCATCAAATACTTTGACTGATACAAGGTCTGCTGCAACATCAGTGCCGCTAAGTAAATCACTTCTAAATACTGTATATGCCATATGTATTAATCCTCCTAATTATTATTTTCGTGAGCCATACTTAAGGAAAATTCCCTCGTAAGGTTCATCTTCGTTTTTGGTATGTTGATGAGTAGGGAGCTTAGGTGTTTTATTAGAGATAGAGAAATTCATATTAGAATTCTTTCTACCACGAATTGCAAAACACTTTTCTTCCAAATCTTCGATAGAGTAGTTTCCAGCATTCTCTTTCAATGTTTCAAATGCTTCAACGCCTACTAAGTCTGCAAATTCAGAGAACACAGCTTCTTCAGCATCATCTCTCTCATCTTTAAGCTTACCTTCCTTATACTTACGAAGCTCTGCAATCTCGTTATTAAGATTGTCAATTGTGCTCGTAGCTTCAGAATACTTAGCTTCAAGCTTACCTTTTTCAGTTTCAAACTCTGCTTTGTTCTGAGAATGATTAATGTCAGAAATGCTTTCATATACATGAGCAAAACCGAAATCGTTATCGCCCTCATCAAAGTCAACGATTGAAAATTTCTTTCTTTTCTTGTCTGTAAAGTTAACGGTAACTACATCTCCATTGGTTGTATATGTAAAACCATATAACTTCCAATCTTCATAGTCATAACAATATACCTCAGACACTTCTGTGTCATAATCAACATAAATGTATCTTGGAATTTCTTCTCCCCAAGAAGACATCATTCTTTCAGCAGATAGAGCTTCAATCAATCCGCTTCTGAACTGTTCTGCTGTTAAGGCATAGCTCTCAGGCTTTTCGCCTTCGCCGTTACCTTCACCATTACCCTCGCCATCAGTAGGAGTATTGTCTGCTCCGTCTTGACTGCCATCATTGCCTTCGGCTGCATTCTTGATTTCTTCAAACTTCTGTTCGAGTTCATCAAGTTCAAAGTCTTCGATATTAAAATCAAGCATATCGACAGTGAGGTTGTATTTGGCTAATAGCTCAAGCTTCTTATCCAATGTCTCGTTTCCTCCTTCCGAAAAGTTTTGTGGGTGTAATATGTCAACCGCATTTGCGGGTTGAACCTTAGCAATCTCTTCTTTTAAATCAGACATCATCAATGAATATTGGGATACGAATTCGTCTTTCTCAAATAGTCGTACTGATGCAGATTCAAAACAAGGCTCGGCTGTACCGAGTAAACAAAATGCAGTAAACTCAAAGTCGTAAACTCGGTAATAACCATCAATCATTTCACCGTCTTTAACAGTGATTTCCATTGACTCGTCTGTAATTCCATTTTCTTTAAGTTTGGAATATGCCTCTTGTCTTTTCCAAATAAGAACATCAACGCATAGGTACTCGTGTACCACGCCGTTTTCTTCTTCAACTTCTTCCCACCAATAATTAGCCCCGGTAGGAACAACTCCGACCGGGGTGGTTATGTTAACAAGTTTTAAGCCCTTGCTTGTTTTTACGACCTCGACATCATGACTGCCGATTTCTTCTTCTTCTCGAATATAATTACAAACAATTGGGCAATTATAAATAGTATTTATACATTTTTCGAATATTTCTTTATTGATTTCAGAGCGATTTCTATTTTTACCGTGATAGCAAACACGAAGAACACCCGCATCAAAAGATGAGTTAACACTCACCATTTTTTCCAATGAGGATGAGTAAGTTAAGTTTAATTGTTTGCTCAGTGGTATCACCGCCTTATCTCTTAATCATTATTGTTGCTAAAAAGTCAGAGTGTCAGAAAGAACATACTGTATTTCTTCATCTAACTCAAAATTTAAATTCATTTTGTTTTCAAAAACAAAAATTGAATTATTTGTATCTGCTTTTAGCAAATTATAGCCAAGTGCTTCCAGCTTGTCCTTGTCTTTTGAATTCATTACATAAATGAAACGCAAATCATCAACCCCTTTAATTCAATCACTCTTCATCATTTTCTCTCGAAATCTCACCAGCATCGGTCAGTTCATCTGCGTCTAACTCTTTTCTGCCGGGTGTACTATCTGCCGTACCACCTGATTGTGTAGCTGAACTTTTCAGTGGTACAAATCTTGATTTAATATCAAGAACATTATCTTCCAAGAAATTCATACAATCCATATCTGCTTGTGATAATCCTTGAGATGCACAATAATAGGACACCATAGGAATACCGTATTGACAGGCTTTTAAGTAAGAATCTCCAAGTTCTTTGGAATTGTAAACACTACAATTCAAGAAGGTAACTTTGAAGTTCTTTCCGTAAGTTTGACTCTGTATGAATCGGTTTACGGCACATTCTATACTTTTAACAATGTTGTATGTAATAGCTTGGTCAGCTTTGATTGAAAGGAGCAAGGCATTTCCAGAAGCCTTCGTGTTATTAAACAATAGGCTCGATACGCCTGCTGCATTAAACAAATGATTTTCTGCATCTGTTATTGTATCTACATCTTTTGTATTATTCTTTTCAAAAGAAATTTTATCTATTGTCATAGGAGATAGTACAGAACCAATCTCTTCTGGCAATACATTATCAAGGTTACGCCAAAACTCTTTGGCTTTATCGAAGTCCATTTCCCATTCTCCATCGGGATTTATACCAAGCTTCATAACAAGCATAGCGTAATTCTCAAGCTCAGTTTTTGTTAACTTTAACTGCTTGTAGTCTTCGATGTCATATATCTCCCTAAGCAAGCCTGCAAAGGGAGATATTGAATAATCAAGTATATCGTTATTACATTTGATAGCAAATGATGTTGGAGAACTAAGCTCCTGCCATTTTAAATTCATTCTATCTTCTAAGTAATCATCATATCTGATAGAAAACTCTTCGGGATAAAACGCCAACATTGCAGGATACTTATCAAAATACGAGAAGTCAAACGAAACATTTATTACATTTCCCTCAATTGTTGAGATGTCACAATAGTCTGAAGGCAATTGCTGAATTGTCACACTATCATTTGTGACCCACATTGTTCCGTAGAATGTATCTTCTCTGAGGCAAACGGTAAGAATTTTCGGGAATTGATTTTTAATATCCATGTTGGATAACATATTCAAAGTCTTTCTATATTGCTTACCGATAGTTTTTGGTTTCGCAGAGCTCGTGTCTATTTTGTATGGAGACACCACATATGCAAAATCAGTAAGTCCAGCGAAATACTGAATGAGTCGTCTGAAGTGAGAGCTTGCACCATATATGTAAACAACAGCATCTCTTAAATTCTTTTGATTTTTGTATGGATTCTTTAAAAATTCTGTTATTTTGTCTTTAGAATACAAATAAAATGATGGGCTATTTGTATTAGAATTTAAATCTCGCAATATTAATTTATTCCAAGCTTTAAATTTGTCTGGCATTCTAACAGTGCCATTCATATCAAATGTCTTGCTTACATCGTAAGACTTAGTTGATTCCATCGGTTCTTCGACAGAAATAAATTCTTTACTCAAATACTTCACCGTCCTTTCTTATTTTATCTTTGGAGCTCTGTACATAAATATATCTGATACTGAGAAGTCGTTATTTGTTTTTTGGATACTGCTTTCAAGTTGGCAAGCAACATAATAGTTGTAACTCAGACTTGAATATCTATCCTTACGCATTCCATTCTTCTCGCTGATTTTAATAAGTCCGCCAGATTCCTCGTGTTGCAAATGTATCAACTCATTTATCAATAAAGTTGTGTTGATATAAGGAAGCTGGAAAAACATTTTGTCATTAACAGACAATGATTGATATCCCTTTAAACTTCCAAGTAATTCTTCACCGTCATATTCGGTTACAAGCAATCTAATCTTTCCGCTTCTAAACCCTTCTCTTAAAAACAGGGCACAGTCAGAATTAAATTTTGAACTACCATTGATAGCCCATATAACCTTGTCGGCATTTTTGGAAACACATCTTGAAGCAAGTTCAGAATTATTGCAACAAGAAATAGCAGGATATATTTCACCTGTATCGGGGTCGGTCATATCTCTGATTAAAGCATCATAAACACCAAAGCCGACACCCTTAACATCAAGAACGATATAATCACACATATATTCTTCAAACAATCTTCTGATACGAAGAGCTTGGTCTTCTGTATGCAGTCCTTCAGAAGATTCGGTGTATATAATATTATTCACATAACGATTGTTTTTCTGAGGAATACATTGATTTATAAATATAGCAGATGCGTCATTCTTGTTTTTATTTGAAGACATCAGCGCAATATCGGCTGATAGAATTCGCTTTTCGCCATTTTGTTTTGGCTGTATTCGTATTTTCTTATCACTTATCTTTGAGGATAAATCGTCAGGAAGCATAGGGTAGGATAATCGTCTGTTCTTTGAAATGTTTTCAAATTCAAAGAATGTGCCGCCATCATCACCAAAGAAAAGGGCGTCCATTTCCATACTCCATTTAATCTCATTAAATCCAGCCTCGGACATTTCATCCATAACGGCATCCTTGCTAAGTAGTCCCTCTTTAATAGAAAGCTGATAAGGAAGACCACATACGAAATATTTTTTCTTTTCATCAAGCATATTCTTAAAGAAGTCTGTTACTTTGCTAAAACACCAATGACTTTTAAAGAAAGCACTTGATAAATATATTTCCTTGTTTCGTTCAGATAAGTGGGCATATTCTGGATTATGTAAATAACCGGGCATTCTTGGTGCGGTTAAGAATTTCTTAAGTACCGTACTAATTGTGTCGGCATCAATCATTCTAAACTCATCGCATATTAATATGTTAGCACGATTACCTCTGGCAGTATCTGAAGCTGTAACAACTTTTATTACCGAACCATTTTTGAAATCTATATTAGCCTTAGTACTTGATATCTGAACATTGAGAATTTCATTTCTTAAGTTCTCAGAGTTAGGCATAATTTCATTTTTGATTTTTTCCAGAATGTTAATACTCTGTCCTCGTGTACCGGAAGCAATACATATCTTTGTTCCGGGATATAATATACATCTCACGCAACAGAAAATTGCAATTAAAAAAGACTTGCCTTGTCCACGAGCAGCAATGTAACAAAAGTAGTTACATATGTTCATCATAAACAGCAAAATCTTTTGGAATAGTTTTAAATTTAAGTTTAAATAATCTTTTGCAAACCTATGGGGGTTGCATCTATAGAAGCTTGCCCATATTGCCATACCTTCTAATATGCGACTTTCTCTTGATTTGGCAGTAGACTCATTCATCTGAATCTCCTCCAAATACATCGTTGAACACTGACTCATCATCGTCTTCTTCGTATTCAGGCTTCTCGACACGAAGTCTCGAAATCTCATCCTCATACAGTTTGCTATGGAAGTTTTTAATACCAACCATTTTACCTAAATGTCCATAGAACCAAGTTGTGATATATTTTACTATACCGTCAACATCTCTAAATTCAGGAGCCACTTCCGGCAGCGGTCTTGTATCTTCCCATTTCTTGATACCTACACCAAGAGGCATATTCTCAATAGAAGAGTCAATAGGTTCTTCTTTCTTGATTTGGTCTGGCTTTAAGTTGGCACTACCGAGTAGTGTGTTAAGTGAGTTAACCAGTTTCTCCACTGGTTTGCCAGCCATCAAGTCTTTGTTAATCTGTGTTTCAAGGATACATATTTGTCGTAACAATGCTTGTGTTCCAACACCCAATTCAAAATCGTTTGGGAATTGTGATGTCCAATAATCATATCGTGAATTTAATTCTTCATACCAAGCATCGTTAAATCCCACGCCCCAAAACGCACGAACACTCTCGTCAATTTGAATGTGTTCTGGCTCATCATCCTCATTAAATGATGTGGGTTGTAAGTAGATTGGTAGTTCAGAATTATATTCTTCATCAAGTGTATCATCATATGTTTTGCCTTGATACTTTAAAAGATTTGTTCGCGCGATATAAGTTAGAACACGAGAAGTACTGGTGTTAGCTTTGCTGAGCATACCATATATTTCTTCGTTCCAATATATATCAAACTTCATACAAATTCTTCTAAGAGCTTCCTTTTCGTCTCCGATTGCGTGCTTATATTGGTCGAATAATTCATCCACACAATTTCTGCAAGTTGTAATATAACCGTGATTCCCTCTATATAAAGGGCTTTGAGACATAGGAAAATTATTTTTTTGTCGCGTATATTTTTTACCACAAGTACAGCAATAGTATTCTCGCATATCTTCTTCTGGTTTTATGGGAGCAGTGATGCGAGTGCTTCTTACTTTGCTTTGTTTAGGCATACGCAATCACTACTTTCTGATTAATCCATCTCTAACTGAACGCTTTAACGATTTACCTGCTTCAAACTTAGGAGAACGAAATGCAGGAATAAGAATAGTATCACCAGAATTTACACAGGTGCTTTTTCTTTCTTTGCGTTCAATTGTGCCGAATGTTCCAAATCCGTGGAATGTCACAGATTCACCTTCGACCATTATTTCTTCAAGCGTATCTAAAAAGTCTTCAACGATAATTGTTGCATCCTTAATGGTATATTCCTTTTTAGCTAAACGCTCAATAAAATCTCTTTTATTCATATTAAATTCCTTTCATCCAAATAATTATAAATCATTCAAGCTTGTAGGCTTAACTTCCTTAATACCATTCTCATCAAAATATTGAGAGATTTGTTCTTCGGTAGTTAAGTCTTTGTAAACTCTAACCATATCGGCACTTTCCCAACCAACAATCTCTTGAATAACTCCGTCTGGTAATCCTGAACGAGCCAAGCTTGTCGTAAAATAATGTCTTAAACAATGCCAATAAAAGTCAACGCCCATCATATTACTGAATGAGTTAGCCCAACTGTTTAGTGTTTCAGGTTTGAGCTGTTTGGACGAATCGCCTTTCATTGGAAATAGCCATTCGCTTTCTATGCCGAGCTTCTCACGCTCTTGCATCCATAAGTCAAAATATGGTTTGAACTTTTTGGCAAGAGTAAAGCAATGTATGTACTTACCGAGACCAAAACCTTTGGTTTTAATTGTGTCAGTTGTTTTATATAATGAACCTCCACAGACTAAGTTCTGCTCAGAGAAATCAGAAACTTTGAATCGAACCAATTCAGACTTTCTTCTGCCGGAATACATAGCAAGTGCAAGGGCACAAGCCTTTTCGTATTTCTTTTTAGATACAAGTAAATTTAATAATTCTTCAAGTTGTTCATCTTCAAGAACGGTCTTTTCTCTTACTGCTTGTATCTTTGGATTTTCAACTTTTCTTACAATAGAACGAAATCCTTCGAACTCTTCATCATCATCACAAATGTTTTCTATAAAGTTACTCAGTGATGAAATAGCTGATTTTAATCTGCGTACTCTCGCAGGAGAGTTCCCGTTTTCATTTATCAACCAATGTTGGTATGCAACAATATCTCTCTTGCTAATCTTAGCAAAGAATTTGTTGCCGTTATATTTCAAGTTCCATACAAAGAATATATCTAAGTCATTACTATATCCGTGTATAGTTTGTGGACTACGCTGTATTGATTGTAAGTATGAAATAAAGTCCTGCTTTAATCGTTTGTTCTCAGGTAATATATTAGCAATCAATTCAGGGCTTGTTATGTCGTTCATTTTTGTTTTGCGTGGCACACAAGCCACCTCCTTATTGTTTAGTGAATGTTGGTGGGCAGGGTTGGATTTGAACCAACGAACCCAAATGGGAACAGATTTACAGTCTGCCGCGTTTGACCAGACTTCGCTACCTACCCATATATGGTGGAACCGGAAGGTGTCGAACCTTCATCCTTTGGATTTTCAGTCCAACGCTCAGACCGCTTAAGCTACAGTTCCGAGTGGTGAAGCCAGAGGGAATTGAACCCATCATTATAACCTTGAAAGGGTTATGTCCTGTGCCATTAGACGATGGCTCCATATTGGTTGCGGGGGCGGGAGTCGAACCCGCGACCTCCAGCTTATGAGGCTGGCGAGCTAACCATCTGCTCTACCCCGCAGTATATAACCCCGACCTTATAGTCGGGGCTTTGTTATATGTATTAGTTCAAGCAAACAAGTTCAGTTTTGTCTCTCAATATCTTTCCGTTTTTATCTTGTGCAATAAAGATAAATCCTTCTTTTTGTGACTTGGTAAGTCTGCCGTCTCCGTAGTTGTTTTCTTTTGTTTCGCAACAAGCCCCTTGTTCGTATAGGGTTGTGTTGCCAACAACATATTCTCCGACTCTGTGAGTATGAGCCATAACTAATGATGTGAAGTTGTATCCTTCATTTCTGAAGTATGTCAGTGCATTTTCAGAAGTTTTCATCATCTGTGAAGAATAAGCAAGTGGGTGACAGAAGATAGTCTGTCCGATTTGACAGAACCAATTATCTGTGTATGTTATCTCAACACCTTCAATAACTTTAGTGAGTGGTTCATACTCAACCTTAGTCCTCTCTCTTTTGTTATAGTGCTTAAAACCATCAACGAAGATGAGTTCCAAAGATGACTTGGGCATAAGCTCAAGTAAATCTGTATCGAGATTTTTGGCAAAGTAATTTTGAAATCTTAAATCGTGATTGCCGTAGTTGATAACGACCTGTCTTGGCTTTAAGAAGTCAATTAAGTCAATAAGATATTGTCTTGTTTCAATTAATTCTTCCATAGGACTAATCCTGTAAGCTTTAGGAAATCGAGAAATTGCCTGACAGTCACACACATCTCCATTGATTTGTAATATATCAATGTTTCCGCAGTAGTCCTTGAAAGTTTCAATAGGCTTTTGATATGGAACATGAAGGTCAGAAATTGATAATATCTTAGTAGCAACCCCGTTTAAGGAATTGATGTAATTATCATACTCAATAAGACCGTATGCTGTCTTTCGTAAGTGGTCATAGTGAACATCTATACCAAGTAAGTCAACAATTTCCTGCCACTCCAAATCAATTTCTTTATTTATCTTAGCCTTGCAAAGTCTAAGCTTATATTCGAAATCACTTTCGTCAGCATATCTTTCTAATTGCATTTAATCATCCTTTCGTTCCAATAGTCGAATAATTCTTTTATTTTCTATCACTAATAGAAATTTTGACAAAATAAAAACAACCCCTCGAAACCCGCATAAATACTGGGTTTTCAAGGGGTATGAAACAAGTTCTAAATCGAAGTTTGGCGAATAAGTTACACCGCACTTCTTACTTCTATGGACTTTCTCCAACGCTCTGCTGATTTGGCTCTATCAATATCAATAGCACAATCAGGGCAGTACTTCAATCTATTTGAAGTTCTTTTCATTACCAATCCGCAAGATTCGCATTCGGTGAATGATGTGTCTCCTGTATATTTAAGATACTGAAAACCTAAGTTGCGAAAGTCCGATATGTATAACACTATATCACTATTGTCGTCAATGAATTTGACACTCACATTTATATTATCGACTAACTTACTATACCCAATGAGACCGAGCGAATACAAATCATTCATCATAAGCGACTGTCTCATAGATGATGTTTGTATATTGGCAAGCTTAAAAATCTCACGGTCTGGTTTGTTAGTCCAGTTATTGTTGTGTGGATTACTGATGTTGTAAAACTTTGCGACACATAACAATGTAAATGCAAGTCGTTTTAGTGGCTTACTACTTATTGTTGCAATTGTGTCAAGCTCACTCTGCGTAATAGGTACGCTTTCAATCTCTACAAGCGAATATCTATCAGCAGTGTTTGCATATCTGTCAATTGTTTGTTGCCACTTGGGAATAGATGCATTCTCATCAATCCTAATGATATAGTCTTCTAACCGTTGAGCAATCTCATTTGGCTTGTAGCCGTTTGCATAAAGATATCTGGAAATTATACTAAGTGCTTCGGACGGCTTCTTTGTTGTTGTCTTATAAGAGAGTATGGACTCAGCATACTCTCTTTCGTTTAATACAATACTTATTGTACATCGCCTCCAATTTTCTGGCTACATAAGCTGAATGACTTACCGCCATATCGTATGTCTCCCTCGTTGTCCATAACTGGATAATGAATTACATATCCATTCTTGACGAGCAGATTGTCTATAATCTCATCATTGCAAATATCCCAAGCAAACTGTTTGGAACAATTGCGCTGATAGCATATGTCTAAAATAATATTACAAAGTTGTTTTCTGTCCGGGCAAGCTATATCACATTCTCTTTTGAAATCCTGTATCATTAATCCTCTTTGCGAAGAGGACTCATCTTCATCAATACGCTCTTTCATAACATACTGCATATAGTCTTGAGTTCTTTTTATGTATTCTTCATAAAGTGTGAGGATTGCATTGTATTGTGCCGAACAATATTCCTCATCATACTTTAACATCGTATAATCGAAATCTACATCATTACTGTGTAGTCGTAAAAATCCGTCAAATGCACTTTCAATCTTTCGGCAAATCTTATTCATTACACAGTCACCAATACCTACTGGCATTCTGTGTAAGTAGTATTTAACAAAAGCTTCCTCGTCAGGGGTTCTGTTTTCTTTTTCAAGCAAGTCGGCAATTGTTGTTCTGAATTCTCGAATACATTTCTTGTTTGTATTCTTGATATATGTATTATATTGTTTCATCAGTGTAGGGTATATGTAAATCATAAAGTATGGCTTTTTGTCTGCAAGTATATTTAAATATAAACTATGCAGCTCTCTACTTTCTGGAGTGCTAACATCCATATCTCTGACAGCGTTTCGGTCATACCATTCTTTTGGCATCGGCTTTGCAATAATGCCCTTTGCCTTATCAATGGAATTTTGTTGGTAAAGCTGACCACACTTAATTCTATAATCAAGTGCATCGTATTCCTTGCTTCCTTTTGGGAATTTAGATTGAACTTCAAACATTGATGTGATGCGGTTGGTTGTTTTACCAATCTCATCTCCAAAGCTATTAATGTTAGCTTGGATTAAATCGTCTTCTGTGATTACTTTCTTCGCAGCTCTTCTTTGTACACACATAAGAGCAGGAAGCTCAATGAGATTATTCACAAGCACTTCATTATCGGTAAGAAGTACGAGGTCTCCGTCTTTATCCATACCATTCAGTGCGTGTGCTGCGGTGTCCCAAGAATTAAATATTGTACAGGCTGTCATAAATCTATACCAATACTTTATTTTATCATCATTAGAAACACGCATTAATCTGATGTTATTATGGCAAGTCATCGGTGCTCGGAAGCAGGCAAGTTTATCTGAGCCATAATCAGCCCAGTACTTATTGTAAATCTCACCAGCCTTTAGAAGACCGGTAACTTCCATACCAAACATACTCTGACATAGAGAGTAGGGGTCTCCACAAACAATTGAATAATTACCGTGAACACGCAACACTCCGACTTTTGCATCGTCAATGCGTTTCTTAATCATCTGGTAAATCTTCTTTCTGACAAATGGGTCGTTCATCATCGACTCGTCAATCATTATTGCTTTAGCAAAATCATTCTTGATACTGGCAACATTTTCGCTATTCATATACATACCCTTTAAAAACAGGATAGTCTTTTTATAATCACCGGAAATGATGTCATTGATTTCACTGACGGTAGGCTCGATGAGCTTCTCAATATCTTCGTCGCTTAAATTATAACTCTGTATGAATTGATAATTTAAGTCTCTCTCACTTTCCAATTCCTTTGGGCAGGTCTTCGCAATACGGAATGTGTATCCATTCTCCTTACAACACAAAAGGTAGTGGTCACAACTTTCATAACTGTCCCACAACTTAACCATTGATGTAGTAAGGACAAGCTCTACTTTGGTAATATCAACTTCATTACCCCACGCATCCTTAACCATAGTTGTTCCGGCTACATTCTTTGCGAAGTCCACAAAGTCAAAACAGAATACCATACCTTTCTCCCAAGCAAATCTGGTATTCATTCCGCTTGCCAGATAATCAAGACCGAGTTCGTTTGACCAACGCTCTGCGAGAGCAGGGGACATCATACCGTACCCGTCTGATTCGGTTAGTTCTACATCTGCATTCTGCTCTGCTTCGACTAACGGCTCACCATCAGCCTCATCGGTGATGTTGATAACATCTGCTTTGAACTTCGTTTCGCAGTCATTGACTACGAGCAATCCGCTTGGAAATGATACCGGGGTGGAGCCACTACAGGTTAGTGCTTGATAAGCTTCAAACTTAGCTGGTACTAAAGGCATCTCCTCGTTACGACCGTTGTTAATCTTGGTCTTGAGAGTGGGAGCCACCCTGTCGCTGACGAAGACGATGGTGCTGTTCTTGACCCCGCCGTTCGTACCAAGTAGTCTGACATACCTGACCCCGTTGATGGTGAACCCTCGGCAGGCTCTCAGGTAGTCGCTCTTCCTGTCTATGATGATACAGGCATAGTCTGCTTTAAACTGTATCGTATCAAGCTCATTATATAATTGTTTTATTTCTTTTCTATTTTGAAAAGAATTTGATTGTTTTCTTATTGTTTTTATTTTGTTTTTTATTTTTTTTGCAATAATATCAGCATTTTTAATATTATTTATTTCATCAATAAATGTTAATGTCTGACTATCGCTCAACGATATAACTTCATCATTTTTTCTCGCTTCGGGGAGCGGGAGTGTTAGATTCCAGTTTGCTTTGCGAAGTCTGCTGCTATTTATCTTCAAAATAAAAATCTGACACTTCTGTTGTTTTGCTATATTAAGTCACCTCTCAGTTCTGGAGTAGAATTATTTCTTTGCGGTGTATAATTGTATTGATGCCTCAAAAAAATATTTCTACCCACGGTCTGCTATGTATTCGTTCCAATCATCATAGAAAGATTGTCTTTCTTTTTCGATGATATAATCAGTATATGTATCTTCATCACTCGGAGAGAAATGTTCGCAAGGACAATCGCTACCGCAATCATCTTTCCAAATACAATCCTCGCAAGTGTATCTATCAAAATCCAATAGTTAAGCCTCCTTGCTTTGGTTGATTCTATAATACAACTGTTGAGTTTCTTTAATCCACTTCTTTAAAAGATTACGCATTCTTTTGCTTGGAACATAAATCCAAATCTCTTGACCGTTCCTTATAGCCGAACGCCATATCCACTGCAACATAGTTGCAAGTGCTTGTGCATCTTCGTCAATCTCAATCTGATTCTGTAAGAAGTAAGTCTTCTCTTGTGGATGCAAGAAAATGTTTACGCAATATGCTAATACTCTCTTATCGCTGTATATGTTTGTCGCTTTGCAATTATATTCAAGGTTACTGTTATAGAATCCCTTGGTTCTAATCGCACCCGTTCCTTTTTTATATGAACTCCACATCCTTGAACTCGCAGGGATGTTTCGGTTATAATTAGTAAAGAAGTTTGCAAGATTCTTTTTTAGTCTATCCATCTTGCCATTATCTTTGTTCTTCAATGCTCTGTCGTACCAACTACTCGACAGGGCTGTTTTATTATTACCAATCTCGTTAAGCTTCTCGTTCTCAAAGATATGTATCATATCCGATAGATGAGAAACATATGCGGGCATATATGTCAGACTGTCGGTAAATGAATAGTGACCGTCTCGGTCTTTATTTATATATATGTATTCGTATTTGATTTCGTTGAGGTCAAAATACCATCTCAATGTTTGTGAATGAAACATATAGGTGAGTATGTATATCTCTTCTGAAATCTCAAATAACTCTTTGGCTAACGACCAGTAATATATTGATTTGGTGTCGCCTTGTAAATGAACTAATCTATTACTTCTCGCAAGAACAAAGAACTCTTGTAACTTACCAGAAGAATAGGAATTATCAGAAACAGTGTAAGTATTTTTGTTATGTTCATCCTCAACAATCAATCCGGCAGCCTTGACCAATTCATAATCACTATTGGTAACATTGGCTTGCTTAAAGACATCAACCGCTTCATCAATAATAATTGTATAACCGGTTTCTTTAATAAGAGAAAGTGTCTCTTGAGTACTACCCGTAAACAACGCATGAGTAATTGCAATATTGTTTCCCTCTCTTATTAATTCCTGTAAATGAGTTTGCTTCTTAAAGCCAAACTGTGAAATCTTATTACTGGGCGATACGAACTGTAGTGCGGGACAACTGTCTACTATTCTGTCCGCTTCACTCAATAAAGGCGTAATGTATAAGTACTTGTTCCGCGGATTAGAGTTCATCATACTTATAATAGCTGAAGTCTTACCAGAACCCATAATCGCATCACACACTTTAATAGGCAATAAGCATACCTCCTTATTCTAATTTTGTATATCTATCTCGAACTGATTTTACAACCGAGGTGGTTGTAAAATTAAAAAATTAAGTACCTCAAACCCGCATAAACACGGGATTCTTGAAAATCGTTCCCTTAAGAAAAGTAGGGACATTTTTGAACTATCCATAGTAGGAATGATGTTGCTCCTGACTACTACATTGTAGCTGGTAAACTTTCTGCCTTGCTATTGTTATCGAAAGTTGACACCATTCGCAACTGACCGCTATCGGTGCAGTGTATCTTTATACTTACCAGAAAGGAAGTTGTGAGAGTGTTCATAACACTATTTAATTTTCAAGGTTCACTGTCAATGCTCTGTATAATTGTATTGACTAAATATATTATAGCACTAAAATCCGTGGTTGTCAATACTTTACAGACAATTATTTAAAATATTTTTTAAGACATTTTTGAGGAGCTTGCATTGTTGCGGAGTTTACCATATTTTGTTTTAAACAATATTTATTCTCTGGTAATTTTAATGCTGTCAAGTATCGGATAAATGAAGACTTTGCCAGAACAATAAGCCTTATTTCCTTATATATCAAGGGGTGAATGGCTATGGTCGAATTTATATGGAGAGGTGATGTGTGAGTGATGTAGCAACTAATAGATTTTGGTGGGGGTGCTACCCCCTCAAAATATGGAAAATACCCCCCTATGTTACATAGTGATATTTTGTGTCATAGCATTATAGACACATACCCGACCACCCGTTACTATATAGTTGACAATGCCGACAATAACACAAATTGAAAAAAAGGTATTGACAAAGTGGGTAGTCGGTGCTATAATGTATAGTGTCAAGTGTGAAATACACGAGACAACTATTATATTATGGTTACATTTTACCCATTAAAAAATGATAGTCCACAAAGGACGGAAAGGGGTATTCTATGGAATACAAAGTAAACTACACAAACCATACTACAAAAGAGGTAGTAAAAACAATGATGTTGCAAGCGGACGACATCAGACAAGCAAGAGCAACGGCAAACAACCCCGACAATATGCCCGACAACTGTTATTGTAAAGTGTATAACATACTCAATACACCGGAAGCAATAACGGAAGCAAGTACCGAGATAGTAAAACGCACTACCGCAAATATGATAAGCCGAGAAGGGGGAGACATACAATATAGATTGTATAATGCAATAAGACAACCACACCCAACCGACCCCGACATTATGGATTGTTTAGGGGTAGTCAATCTTGCATTATGGGAGTATCGAAACGAGGACACCGAAACGGCATACAAAGAGGCATACAAAGCACTCAATGCCCATTTATACGAAAGCCGACAAATAAGATTGTCTGTTACGGCTATGCGAACTGTTTACATAGAGGACATTGACGGCGACATTATCAATGTAAACAAAGGTATAAATGCAATAATTAAAGCAAGCGACCCACTACCGACCATTACGGACGAGGACGAGGACACCGCAAGAATTGACACCATAACGGAAATACTTATAGACATACTCAAAGATTATACACCCATTCAAAAACGAGTTATAAAACTTGTTGCGGACGGATACAGCGAAAAACAAATAGCGGAAAAAATGAACCGCACAAAAACCACCATACACGAGCATAAAACCACCGCACAAAAAAAGGCGTTGAGAAAATACCCCAACGGCATAGAGGACATCAAAGCATTATTGCAAACATTGACACAAGACATCTAACCGACATCAGACAACGGACAAAGGGCGAGCCAAACGGCAAGCCCTTTTCTTTTTTTGCCTTTTGGTAATAGGGACGGACGGCAAGCGACACCGCAAGCCGACACCCGACCACCCATTACTATATGTATGAGAGGACGGACGGCAAGCGACACCGCAAGCCGACACCCGACCACCCATTACTATATG